TAAAAAAAATTTTGCAAAATTTTAAATGAATTTGGATACAGTAGACATAAGTAAGTTACCCTCAGATGTTAGAAAACAATTCTTGCAGCTTAAAGTTATGTACGCTGAAAAAAAGATACAGAATAAGGCTAAGAATGATTTTTTAAGTTTTGTTAAATGTGTATGGCCTGATTTTGTAGAAGGATCTCATCACAGACACATTGCAGACAAATTTAATAAATTAGCTACGGGTGAGATTAATCGGCTAATTATTAACATGCCCCCGAGACACACCAAGTCGGAGTTTGCCTCATACTTACTCCCGGCTTGGATGGTGGGCCGTGAGCCAAAGCTCAAGATTATTCAAGCAACGCACACTGGAGAACTAGCCATTAGATTTGGTCGAAAAGCCAAGAACCTAATTGACAGCGAAGACTATGCAAAAATATTTAAGACGACACTTCAAGAAGATTCCAAAGCAGCGGGACGTTGGGAGACAGCACAAGGGGGTGAATACTTCGCAGCTGGTGTGGGTGGTGCAATCACGGGTCGTGGTGCAGATTTATTAATCATCGACGACCCACATAGTGAGCAAGATGCAATGTCCAAGGTCGCATTAGAATCAGCCTATGAGTGGTATACATCAGGACCTCGTCAACGTTTGCAGCCTGGTGGTAAGATAGTTTTGGTTATGACTAGATGGAGTACAAAAGATCTAACGGGTATGTTGGTTAAAAATCAAACAGAGGCAAAAGCTGATCAATGGCACGTGGTCGAGTTTCCAGCAATCATGGACCACGGATCAAAGATAGCTAAACCTGTATGGCCTGAGTATTGGAAGTTAGATGAATTAGAAAAAGTAAAAGCAACATTGCCTGTTGCTAAATGGAATGCACAATGGATGCAGAACCCTACAGCAGAAGAAGGTGCAATATTAAAACGTGAGTGGTGGCGTAAATATACGGGAGAAGAGATACCTCAATTACAACACGTGATACAATCTTATGATACTGCGTTTCTTAAAAAAGAAACCGCAGATTATTCAGCTATCACCACTTGGGGTATTTGGTATCCTAGTGAGGATGAAGGGGCTAATCTTATTCTTCTCGATGCTATCAAAGGCAGATACGAGTTCCCTGAGTTACGAAGATTAGCCCTTGAACAATATGGGTATTGGAAACCTGAAACAGTCATTGTTGAGGCAAAAGCTAGTGGTTTGCCTTTGACCTATGAGTTAAGAAAGATGGATATACCGGTTGTGAACTTTTCACCATCCAAAGGTAATGATAAACACGCACGTGTAAATGCAGTTGCACCTTTGTTTGAAAGTGGTATGATATGGGCACCAGAGCAAAAGTTTGCTGAGGAAGTCATAGAAGAATGTGCAGCATTCCCATATGGCGATCATGATGACTTGGTCGATTCAACAACACAAGCCATCATGAGATTTAGACAAGGTGGATTGATCGATCACCCTGAAGACTATGTTGATCAAAAGGAACCAAGACCAAAAAGGAATTATTATTAATGTCTGAAGGCATATTACAAATAAACCCACTAATACCTATAAGAGATCCTAATCAAATAGGAAGTCCTTTAGTTGTAGAAGCTCCAATTGGACTGGGTATAGGTTTAGTTTTAGCTAATATGTTAAAAAATAAAAATCAAAAAAAACTACCAACAAAAAAGAAAACTAAAAAATCAAACCAAGAACCACCTGAAGACCCAAACCTATTACCAGAAATAACTAGTGAAATTTTAAATAAAGAATTAGAGGATAAGGCAGAATACAAGTTTCAATACATGGCTAATAAAGAAGGGGGTCAAACTCTTGGAAATAGAGAGATAATAATTGATTTAGATGAGGATCTTTTTAATAAATATTTAAAAGACAAAACTACTTTTAAAAATTTTAAAGAGTATCAAGAAAAAAACCCAAACGACTCAATAAAATTATTTAAAAGAGCAAATCAAAAAGAGTATCAAGTAACAGATGTTGGACAAGTAGGCGAGGACATAAGTTTTACACCAGAAATGCAAGACAACCCTTATAGAATACAAGTAGAAAATTTTAATTCTAAAAGAGCCATTAAACAAGCAAAAACATTTGACTCTGATGTCTTCCCTATGAAAGCTGAAGGAGGCATGATTGATAAACCCCTACAAGGAAATAATAGGTATTTATAATGTCTGATCTATCTGACGAATATACAAAAAATTTTACAGCTGAGAGAAAAAAAGAATTTAATAGAAGATTTCGTGATGACTATGATGCAGCCATGTCAGAACGTTCTAATATTATAAGAATATTAATGGAGATGAGAGAGTTAGGTTTAGCAAAAGGTGGTCGCATTGGTTTAAAAGAAGGTTTAGGATCTTTTGAAACTAATGATCCAGAAGAGGCGATGAAAGAAATTATTAATAGAATTATAAACAAAAAAGCTATCGCAACTATCCCTATTTCTGAAAATATGTTCTTGAACCTTGGACCAGAAGTTGGTGAAGCTGAATTAGGTGGCATTATGAAAATACTTGGAGGAGAGTTAGGCTTTGGTGCTAACAAAGACAAAGGAATAGGTTTTCAATTTACAAAAGAATTTAACAAAGGTGGACGTGTTGCTTATCAAGATGGTACAGAATATAACGAAGACTCAAAAGAGAAACTTAAAGATTTAGTAACACAAGCTGTAGATAAGTTTGATCAAATAACTGGAGTAGATCAAATAACTGGTGCTAACTTTCCAGGATCCTTTGATAAAGCAACAGGACTACCATCTGATTTTAGACACCAAGCAGCATCAAACTTAGTGGCTGAAGCTTTAGGAAAAGGTAAATTAGGTCCTATTGGATATTTATCGGGTGGTATAGGATCTTTTGGTTTGGGGTCTATAAAAGAAATTGGTGATTTAGTGTCTGGACTTATAGATCCTAATATGACAGCAAAAGATGCTTTTAGTCAAGCTTATGAAGATACTATAAGTAATTTTAAAGGAGCCTTTGCTCCACCAGGTACAACCAGTGAAGATTTGTATGCTGAGTTAATGAAAGATTATCAACAGCCAATTCGAACTGGAATGTTTGATCCATTTAAAGCCGACCTAACTTCACAGATTTTTATGCAAAGAAAAAAAGCACTTGAGGAAGCAAGGAAAAAACAAAAAGATTCAATAACAACTGCTCCAAAAATAAAAAGAACAACCACGAAACCTGGAACTGGTGGAGGTGGGGGTGGAGATTTCACTCCAACCACTACAGCGCAAAATGTTGCTAGAACAGCAAGCAGGGTTGATTCGGGTGGAAATGTAAAAGCCTATGGTCTAGCAAAAGGTGGACTAGCTCAAATGCTAGGTGAGTAATGGTTAAAAAACTTACAACTACAATACCACCATTACGTGGCCCTAATCCACAAGGGTTGAATATTCCATTAAAACAAGTTAAAACAATCCAACTGGAGAAATTAAATGGCAGAAATAGACAAGGGTCTTCCGAATACTCGAACAAAGTTAGACATTCCTTCGCAAAAGGAAATAGAAGAAGTTAGTGTTCAAGAACCAATAGATGATAAAGGACCAATAGAAGTCATACCCGAAGAAGATGGGGGTGCAATTTTAGACTTTGAACCAGGTGCAATCAATGTGCCAGGAACCGAAAATCATTTTGATAATTTAGCAGATATATTACCTGATGATATTTTAGAACCAATTGGTTCTGATATGGTTAATAATTACATGGATTACAAAGCTTCAAGAAAAGATTGGGAACAATCTTATACTCAAGGTTTAGATTTATTAGGGTTTAAATATGAAAATAGAACAGAGCCTTTTCAAGGAGCAAGTGGTGCAACACATCCAGTTTTAGCAGAAGCAGTTACACAATTTCAAGCACAAGCGTATAAAGAATTATTACCAAGCGACGGACCTGTAAGAACACAGATTATAGGAATTAAAAATCCACAAACAGAATTACAAGCGCAGCGTGTTAAAGATTATATGAATTATTTAATTATGGATCAAATGAAAGAATATGAAGCGGAGTTTGATTCTATGTTGTTTCATTTACCACTAGCAGGCTCTACATTTAAAAAAGTTTATTATGATGTGCCTCTTGGTAGGGTAGTATCTAAGTTTGTACCCGCTGATGAATTAATAGTACCTTATACAGCGACAAGTATAGAAGACGCAGAGTCTGTAATACATGTTGTTAAAATGTCAGAAAACGAATTACGAAAACAACAAGTTAATGGTTTCTATGTAGATGTGGATCTTGCACCACCAAGCAGCGTTGAGCAAAACTCTGTAGAGAAAAAAGAAAGAGAATTAGATGGCACAAAAAAATCTGGTAAACAAGAAACAATATATACTTTATTAGAGTGTCATGTAAACTTAGACCTAGAAGGTTTTGAAGATATAGATAGTGATGGTCAGCCAACTGGAATTAAATTACCATACATTGTAACTGTTGAAGAAGGTAGTAGAACAGTTTTAGCAATAAGAAGAAATTATGCGCCTAATGATCTAAAGAAAAATAAAATCCAATATTTCGTTCATTTTAAATTTCTCCCAGGTTTAGGGTTTTATGGCTTTGGATTAATCCACATGATTGGCGGACTAAGCAGAACTGCAACAGCTGCACTCCGTCAATTATTGGATGCAGGTACGTTATCAAATTTACCAGCAGGATTTAAACAACGAGGTGTAAGAGTTAGAGATGAAGCATCTCCTATTCAACCAGGTGAGTTTAAAGATGTCGATGCACCAGGTGGTAACTTACGTGATGCATTCTTCCCTTTACCATACAAGGAACCTTCTCAAACATTATTAAATTTATTAGGTATCGTTGTACAAGCAGGTCAAAGGTTCGCGGCTATTGCTGACATGCAAGTGGGCGATGGTAATCAAGCTGCTGCAGTTGGTACAACAGTTGCATTATTGGAACGTGGTTCAAGGGTCATGAGTGCAATCCATAAAAGATGTTACGCTGCTATGAAAGATGAATTTAAATTATTATCTAAAGTTGTGTCACAATATCTACCACCAGATTATCCATACGACGTGGTTGGTGGAACACGGAACATTAAACAAGCAGACTTTGACGATAGAATAGATGTAATGCCGGTTGCAGATCCAAATATATTTTCAATGTCACAAAGAGTGACCTTAGCACAAACGCAGTTACAAATAGCAACGTCAAATCCACAACTACATAACATGTATCAAATATATCGAAACATGTATGAAGCGATAGGTGTTAAAAATGTAGATGCAGTTTTACCACCACCAGCTCCTACCGCACCAATGGATCCAAGTATGGAACATATTAATGCGTTAGCAGGTAAACCTTTTCAAGCTTTTCCAGGTCAAGACCACAGAGCGCACATCACAGCTCACTTAAATTTTATGTCAACTAATATGGTTAGAAATAATCCTGCAATTATGGCAGCAATACAGAAAAATATTTTAGAACACATTAGTTTAATGGCTCAAGAACAAGTGCAATTAGAGTTTAGAGAACAATTAGGAGAGATGATTTTGATGCAACAACAAGCAGCAATGAACCCAATGGTACAACAACAGCTACAAGCACTTACAAATCAAGTTGAGGCTAGAAAATCTGTATTGATTGCAGAAATGACAGAGGAATTTATGAAGGAAGAAAAACAAATTACATCACAATTTGATAATGATCCGTTATTAAAACTAAAATCTAGAGAAGTCGACCTACGTGCAATGGAAAATGAGCGTAAAAAAGACAACGATAAGGCTCAAAATGATCTTGCAAGAGCAAGATTAATGCAATCAACAGAAAATTTTGAGGATAAATTAGATCAAAACGAAGATTTAGCTAAATTAAGAGCTGGAGTTAGCCTTGCAAAGAGCGGAGTTGACCAAGCTAAGGTTATGATAGAGGATTAATTATGCCATTGACAGAAAAAGGTAAAAAAATTATGAAATCTATGAAGAAAC